TGAGTTGTTGCTTTATAAATGAAATATGACTATTAGTAATTTTATATGATGTATAATCTCTTTTCTTTCGTGTAATATTATTAGTAGATTTGTATTTATCTACCCATCTCATTAAACTTCATTCATAACAACCGAATATTTTACAGGTTTGCACTTGATTTTTAGAATGAGATAAATAGTATTTAACAGCTGATAATTTATAATCACTACTTTTATGTGTTGGTATTAATATATTATTAGAAATGAAATTTAAAATTTTAGTATAGTTTTTTATATATATATGTCAAATACTTTATTTGAAACTAGTAGATTTATTGAGATATTGAATAATGATAATAATTTAAATAATTATTTAAAATATATTGTAACACCTATAACACCTTATTTAATATGTGATCATCATTTTTCAACAGAATTACATAAAGGGAATCATAAATATATAAATAAAGATGTAAAGGAACTACTTAAGGAAAATACAAATGATTTATATCTAAATAAAGATTTAGATAAAATAAAAGAAGGAGATATCATTCAGGTTCAAGTGGATTTATTTAATATATTCGTTAATGATATATTACCACAAATAAGTTGTAAAATTATAGTAATTACATCTCAATGGCATTTACCTCAACTTAATAGAAACCAAATAACAGATAAATTTATTAATAATAATAAAATTATTTTATGGATATCACAAAATCCTATTTATGAAAATCATAATAAATATATGGCATTTCCATATGGGATACATCATAGTGTTGTTAATCGTTACATGAATTTTGTAAAGAAAAATTACGATAAAATTTTAAATATTGATACAAAAACTAATGTATGTTTTAATTCACCTTTTAAATTACATAGTCATCTTCCTACAAATCATATTAGAAGACATGCAATATTTAATAGTGTAAAAAATAAAACTTTATCCTACGATGAATACTTAAATAATATTTTGAAAAGTAAATTTACTATATCTACTAGTGGTGATAGAGATGATTGCTATCGTCATTATGAATGCATAGGTTTAAATTCAATTCCAATATCTAATATAAATTATAGGGAAATATTTGGAAATAATATGATATATTCAGATATCGATAATATTATAGAAATGATTAATGAAACAAAAATTGTAGGATATAATCAGTCTAATAATTATATTAATCCAGATATTCTTTTAATAGATTATTGGCGAGACAAAATACTACTTCGTCTAAAATAGTTAAATTCGGTGTAAATGTTCAAAGGTGTAAGACAATTCATAAACTATCATACTTTTTATCAAGTTTCGCGCATTATCTGAATGAAATTTATAATCTCTAGTTATATCCTGCTTATTTCGTTTTAATATTGCTTGTTTTCCTCCTGGATGTAAAGCTATAAAACTTGTTGCATCTATAATTTTATTATCTAATCGCAACAGTATTCTCTCACTTTTTTTAAATTTTTTATTAGATATTATTGGATAATTCTTAGTTGATATATAGTTTCCCATTTTATTATATACAATACTTATTGAAATATAAATCAATTTTCTAATAAATCATTTCAATGTGATATAAAGACATATCTAAAATTATTATTATAATATGGATATATCCACGCTTAACGTAAAATCTCCTGACAGGAATTACTCCCTACATAATAACCTATTATCTAGTGTAAGTACTCCTAGACATGTAAGTCAAGTACCTAGTGTTATTACCAAAGAAATTACACCTAAAACAGCTTGTGCTAATCAAAAATCTAGTGGGCGTTGTTGGATTTTTGCAGCTGTCAATATGTTGCGAAGACAGCTTATTACCGATAAGAAAATACCTGAGTCATTTGAGTTTTCTCAGAGTTACGTCTTTTTTTTTGATAAACTTGAGAGAATGAACTATAATTTAAAAATGCTTGAGGATTTATCTCAAGAAAAACGTGGATGGAGCGATAGAGTTGTTCAACATATTCTTAAAGAGCCTTTTGGAGATGGAGGTCAATGGGTTATGTTCACTAATATTGCTAACAAATATGGATTGATTCCTAAAGATAGTTATCCAGAAAGTTTGCATAGCTGTAATTCTGCTGGTGTAAATATGGTACTATCTAAAATGTTTAGAACTTTCGCTAGTAACTATTATCATCATCGTGAAAATTATAGCAGAAAAGTATGTCTTGAGAAAACATGGGCTGTTCTTGTTAAATTTTTCGGTGAACCACCCAAAGATTTTGTTTGGAACTTCAAGACCGATGGTAAAGTAAAGACATTCAGTGGTACTCCTAAAGAGTTCATGAAAGATTTTTGTAAAATTAATTTTGATGACTATGTATCACTTACACATGATCCGAGAAATGCTTATAATAGGTTATATGGTGTAGAACATTTGGGTAATGTTGAAGGTGGTGATATTGTAAAGTATTTAAATATTGATGTAGATAGAATGGTAGAACTAACTAAAAAAGCAATTGACGATAATACACCTGTATGGTTTGGAAGTGATGTAGGACAGTTCTTCAATTCCAAACTAGCTATGCTTGATGAAAAATCATTTGATTATGTTGGATTTCTTGATCTTAATGATACTATGAATAAAGCTGAACGCATTAATTTCTGTGAGAGTTTAATGACTCATGCTATGGTTTATGTTGGTTACAATACTGATCCATATGGTGCTATTAATTATTGGAAGATTGAAAATAGTTGGGGTACGGAAGGTCCTTATTCAGGTAACCTTATGTGTAGTGATAAATGGTTTAGAGAATACACCTATCAATTGATTGTTCCCAAGAAATATATTTCTGATGAGGAAAAACAAGTCTGGTCTGGTGAGATTGATCGTTCCTTTCCTATTTGGGATCCGATGGGTTCACTTGCTTAATGACATCCTGCCTTCTCCATTTTCTTTTTAATATCAACTAACAAGTCACTCGTTGAAGTTACATATGCATCTGGATATATAGCATGTATAAATGCTTTCATACTACCTAGTAATAATATATAACTAAAATTTAATGATAACATACAATGTTCTAAGTAACTCATACAAACTTCTTTTGGGTGCTTGAACATATAATATATGTTATCATTTTTTATTTTCATCTATCTTACTCTTGATACATTTTTTATCAATAGTTAATGTCTTACATTTTTCTTTTTGTGGTACAATTTTAATTATGCACTTGGCTTTTTGACCATATAATGGTTCTGTACAACCTTTATGTTTTCTAGTTTTCTTGAAATTGAAAATTTTGGGTTTTTCTGTTACACATCTAGATCTAAAATGCTCGTATCTTTCTCTCACATCACAATACGACAATCCAGATTTTTTACCTAACATTTTATTAACTGTTTCATGTAATTTATAAATAAATCTTGAAAATGTCTCACGATTTTTCAAATGACACGATTTTAATGGATGAACTTTTAAATTATTTCTTAGATTTTGTCTACAGTACTTGCAAGGCAAAACATTTCTAAGATTTAGAATAAAATTTTTATAATTTTTCTTATCTTCTTTTGTAGGACATACTGGATAATTAAATGACATAGTATGTAAATAATGCCACATACTTGGACCCCAAACTGCTGTTAACATACCATCACCACTCATATATTGTTTTCTTGTAAATACTCTTTTCTTTTTTTGTTTTTTTAATGTTTTACGTGATTTTGATGTTCTTTTTCTAGTTTTACGCATAGTTAATATAATACAAGAAAACTTTTTATTAAAATATATATAAGTATGTCTTCATTAGTATCCGAATATTCTGAATCTACTAAATCAATATTCATAACTTTAATTATAGCACTTGTATTAACTCTTGTAGCTAATTTTCTTCCTGCTATAAATGAATCTTTTTTTAGATGCAATATTTTTAAATTACTTATTCTCTCTTCTTTAGCATATACAGTTTATATTATTACAACTAAATCGCTACCTATCATCAAAGAACATAAACTAGATCTTTTAAGAGATAGTATGATAGATATTAGAAAGTGTATTACATATAATGTAGCATTAGTTATATTTATTCTAATACTAGCTTTCAATGTCTTATTTATCTAGTTTTTTTAGCATTTATTAATTTAACAATTTTATCATACTCACTATCTGATTTAGGAAAATCAATATTCATAGTATTACATATTGCAGTATAATAATCTTTATTGCAGTGATAATCTTTTCTTTTAATTATAATTAATTTACCTGTCTTATAGTCTCTAAATATCATTTTATTTATTATTACGAACAACTCTTTAGATATTATTCGTAATAATAGTAATCAAAAATAATTATTGTATAATATAAGTAATGTTTGATAAATTACAATCTATGATAGGTGGAAGCAATTTTAAATTAGATTGGAAATTTTTTATAATTATCCTTTCTATCGCAATACTAATTGGAGCCATCGTTTATGTTTATCAGAATTATGTAGCTCCTAAACTAGACCCACAATATGTAGCTAATAAGGAATTTGTTAACAAGTCAGGTGGAGATAAAGGTAAAATAGCTCATATTTATTTATTTTCTACATCTTGGTGTCCTCATTGTAGATCTTTAAAGAAAGAAGGTATATGGGATGAATTTACTACGGCTAATCAAGGTAAAAGTGTAAATGGATACACACTTAATATTCAAGAAATTGATTGTTCTAATGATAAAGATCAAGAGATTAAAGAAACTCTTGATAAATTCAATGTTGATGGATTTCCTTCTATTAAACTTCTTAAAGACGGTAATGATCCTAGTCAAGCAATTGATTATGATGCTAAACCACAGATGGATTCTTTAAATCAATTTGTATCTACAGTATTGTAAATAATTATTTCTCTGTTTTATTATAATTTAGAAATAATTTAGCATAATTCTCTCCTATTTCTAGTTTTTGACGTCTATATTCTGGATTGACAACTAAATTAACCCATGTACTACTATCTGTTACTGATTCAAATGTAACACATACTGTATTTTTTACTTCAGGAGGACCACCATTTATTGTAGATGTTGGATCACATCTCCATGCTAGTTTAGCTAATAATTGTGACATATATTGTAATATATTTGAATCATCATTAATTTTATTTTCATAAATACTATCTGGGTAACATACTTTAAATCCTAATATATTATCATGATCACTACTATCAATTACTTCTAATGCTTGTTTTATTGGATTATTTGCTAACAACCCACCATCTACATATAATTTATCATTTATTATAAATGGACTTACTACTGGTGGTATAGCAGCACTACATACAGCAGCTTTTATTACAGATAAATCTGGTTGTGTTTTATGATTAAAAATTTCTGATGTCATATTATTGAAATTTGTTACATACAAGTTGTATTCAATATTGGTTAATTCATATAATTCTTTAAAACTTATATCTATATTCCAACCATTCAAACTAAAAAACGGTTCCAGTGTTTTCTTGAAATGTTCCAGATTTATAAGACCTTTTTGAGAGAAAGCTGTGAATAACATTTCGGGAGTTATCTCATATAAAGTATTCCAAGGCCTATTTATGAAATAATTATATAAATCATCCCAATCTGGATTTAATAATATAATTAAACCTATTAATCCACCACATGAAGTACCATGTATACTTTTTAATTTTTCATACGACCAAATACCTTCTTTTTTTAATTTACGTAAAGCTCCTAATAATATTGGAAAATTAGAACCGCCTCCTGGTATAATTAAATGTGTAATGTTCATTTAATTATATTAGTAATTTTTTTTTAAAGTTTTTTCTTTAACTAATGTAATATGACACATATTTTTAATCTTGGTGAACTTGATGATTTTAACGAGAAACTCAACTTGGATGATCTTTATGAGAAGAAAAGAGAACATGATTTATCTAAGTTAAATATTTTTAATAGATTACTTGGGAGAATACATAACAAAATTAAACTAACATCACGACAAAAACATGATGAACAATTTTGTTGGTTTGTAGTACCTGAGATGATGATTGGAGTACCTAAATATGATCAAGGTGCTGCCATAGCATATATCATGGATAAACTTACTAATAATGGTTTTGTTACAAAATATATTCATCCCAATTTAATTTTTATCAGTTGGAAACATTGGATTCCTAATTATGTAAGATCTGAAATTAAAAAGAAGTTAGGATATAATGTAGATGGATGGGGTAATATTATTGATAAAAAAGAAGAAGATAAGAAAAATGATAATGATCCTAACTCTAAACTTTTTAATAATAGTAAAGCCTTGACTATCTCATCAAAAGATAAGAAAGACTACAAATCCATTAAAGATTACACACCTTCAGGTAATTTAGTATATAATAAAGACTTGCTTAGTAAAATAGAAACACGTTTTAATAAATAAATTATGATTTTTTGATTTGTCTAAATAAATTAAAAAATTAACCTTTTTTTAATAGTCATTCTCTGATAGGATTTTTGATTGAATTTACCAAATTTTTTATAAAATCCACAGAATCAACAATAAAAAACGTTAAAAAGTTGAGTTTTATAGGACGATGTAATTATGTTTTTTATTTTGAGAGAAATGTTATGAAAGTATTTTATGTAAGTGTCGTTTTTTCAGTAAATATTTTTATATTATTAATCAACAAAAACATTTAGAGCATATTTTTATATAGCATATATATAGCAAAAATATGCTTTCAAAATATGCTGAAAAAAAAGAACTACGATTTCATTGTACAACATGTGACTATTTTACGTCTAAGAAAAGCTCATGGAACCAACATTTAGCCACACGTAAACATATGAATGCTACAAAATGCTACAAAAATGCTACAAATGCTACTGAAAAATATGCTCATAACAATAGTGACCTATCATGTAGTGGATGTGGTAAAACATATAAACATTCAAGTAGCCTCTACAGGCATAAAAAAATATGCTCAAAATATGCTCAACAAAATTTAGTAAATGATGAATTAATAACTTTGACAAAAACAGAATATCAGTTAGCATTGGAGAATAGTCAATTAAAGGGAAAACTAAAATCATATGAGACCTCATTGTTACCAAAAGCAATAAATACAGCTATTAATAGTAGTATTAATAGTAACAATACACAAAATATTAATATTCAGTTACATTTAAATGAAACGTTTAAAAATGCTGTAAATTTCTCTCAGTTTTGTGAAGATATTAAAGTTAGTTTAAAAGAACTTCAGTATACTCATGAACATGGTTATATTGAAGGTGTTAGTAATATTATGATTAAAGCTGTACAAGATATAGAAAGTGATAATAGACCAATACATCACGTACCTAATCACCCTGATAAAACACAACAAGGTTTATATATTAAAGAATGTGATGAATGGTCAAAAGATACTGATGGTAGATTTCAAAAAGGTATAGATTCTATAACACAAAAACATATTGATGCTTTGAAAGAATGGGAAGAAAAAAATCCTAACTGGTTTAATACTGAAAGCGGTCAAGAAACATATAATTCAATGGTAGCAGAAATCACAGCAGGAGTAGCTAATACTAGAGAAAAAATTAAGAAGTTGATTTCTAGTCAGGTAAAACTACCTTCACCAGAAAATAAAATAATTAATTAATTAAATAGCTTTATTTTTTAATACTAAATTTTTTCCATAGGCTTCACAAGTTAACATCATATAATATTGTCCATTCCAATAGGCTAATAAACTACTAATTACAGCAGAAATATATTCAGTTGTATAAACAGGAGACATCAATTGAGGTAAGCTAAAAAAACATGTTAACAAACATCCAGGACTTCTAATCCAAGTATTTATATATTTATAACTGAACTTCTCTACTTTTTTATTAATAAAATTCATTTTAACCAACCATAATAAACAATAATCTAACATACCTGGAAATCCACACATGAACCATATTGCACACGAAGTTTGTTTAGTTGGAAAATATATAGCTAATGGACCGGTAATACCTACCATTACTATATGATGAGTCCAATCATGATGATTTAATTTATTAAAGAAAAATGCGCAATGATAAATATGTGCTATAATAGCAGTTCTTACACCTAACATAGAATTATTATCAATTAATGTATTATAGCAATTATGAGAATTATGTAAACAGTATTTTAGATCATTAAATGATACAATAGTTATAAATAAATTTACAAAAAAATGTATAAAAAACCATCTAGTATTATGATGTACTACATGATTAATATTGCTATATCTCCATTTACTTAAATATATAGCAATTTTATCCAAGTAAGATATAATTAAAAATATTATTATCAAATCTATATTATATAACATATACTATTATGTTATTATTATATTAACCAAAGTTTTTATAAAAAATTGAAATAAAAATTCAATAACTTATATTGAACAATATACATTAACATACTCACAATGATGAAAACAACAATCATACTATTTACATTCTTATCACTAGTAAATGCAAATGAATTTATTAGTTATAATATAAAAAATATTAATTGTGAGGTAATACCTCATGAATATGATGAATTTTATAACTCGGCTTGTAAAATTTGGAAATCTGAAATGTCAAAAAATAATCCAAAAAATATGATCCAATGTATAACATCTATTGATGGTGATACTGGAAAACAATTGCATGGATGTAAACCTAGTTTCGGGAGTGATGATGATATTATAAAAGTCACTTATCATTTTAAAAAAATTCAAGAGTGTTCTGCTGTAAATAAAACATGTACTACGCCAAAATATTCTATCAAAGCAAAATCTACATTACATAATCCAATACACCCTAATACTAGGATGGTAATAATAATATGTGTAGTATTATTATTTATGCTGATGTGTGTGTGTGGTAGTAACGATCATAATGATGCTTTTGTGGGTGCATATATGGGTGCAACTCTATTTGGAGGACGTAATAATTATGGTAATACAAATAATATGGCTTGGACATATGATAATTAGATTTAGAAACATAATAACTAGAAAATTATTTTTTATTCACATAAAATAGATGTCTGAATACGATGACAAAGATTCTATTTTTAATTGTGATGAAGAAACATTAGACAATGAAGGTTATTTTATTAAAAAAGATTGGGATGAATGGTTATCTGAATGGCGTAAACATCATTATCGTAATAAAATAATGTTATACATCAATGAAAGAGAACAAAAGGGAGAAGATGTTGTAATAGATGAACAAGTTATAAAAGATCATCAAAATTATGTATCTATAGATGCTTCTCTCTCTTCTGTATATCTTAATAGAGAATCATTACGACGAACATGTTTGAATATTGCTAGAACTATGAGAAAGACATTAGGGAAAAATAAACAGGATTTATATGATTTTAAACATGATAAGGAATTGACTGGACTAAAATATACAAGTATTAGAACAAAAGTAAATTTTATACAGATAACTGTTATTATAGTATCAACGATAATAACTTTTTTAGAAACTATGAAAGATAAATTTTCATTAACAAACAATATTAGCATGACGATAGCGCCTATCTTATTATCTACTTATATAGGATTAGCATTAGCTATATCAAGATTTTGTAAGTTAGATGATCACAAAGAAGAATTATGTAAATTAGATGAAGCACAATCATTTGTAATATCTGGATTAAGACATAGAGCTCGTATGATACAATCAATGATGCCGTTATATTGTGACCAAGATATAGATACAAGAAGAAGAGATATAGAGAGTGGTAATGAAATAGAAGAAATTAATGCAGAGAAACTAAAGGCTATGTTAGACTATTTTGATATAATAGAAAAAATAATAGAGGATCAAAGTAAAGATGGTCTTGAAGAAACTATGTCTAATTGTAAACAAAAATTTGATCTTGTTATGAACTTAACAGAGAAAGTATATTATAAAAATATACTTTTAAATATTAGCATAGATGAAGATATAGTAGATGGTAACAAAAGAATACTTCATGATGATTCTAGTAAAAAAGTATTGACATTGAAAGAATATGAAATAAAGAAAGAACAATGTTGTATGTGGAAATACTTATGTTGTTTTTGTAATGATTGTATATACCATTATATAGATAAAAAACATGCATTAAAATTAATAAATGATCGCCGAAAAGAAAAAGAAGAAGATAAAAAAGCTAATAGAGAAGAAATGATAAAATCACAACAAGCATTAAAAAGATATGATACTTATAGAGAAATGAATGGTATCAATCGTTATGATGATTTAAATGAAGATAAAATCAGTAAGCAACTTTCTATTATATCATCTGTAAGCGAAAATGAACAAACTTTTGATAGAGCATTTACAGCATATAATAGGTGTAATAGCATTATAGAAAAAAATAAAGGTATAAAGGAAAATACAATTATTTCAGAAAAAGGTAAAAATAATGACACTCCAAGTAGTAATGTATAAATATAATTAATTAAATTGTAATTATATTTATTTTTCAAGTAAACTTTCTGTGTTAACTATAGTTGTGGAGTCAGTTGGAACAACAGGTTCATCCTCTTTTTCTTCAATTAAAACGTTATCATCTTGATCTATAATACTTTCTTGTCTAAATCTTTCTCCGGCTAATGCATTACTGTCTTCAACCTTTTGTTTTTCTACAGGTTTTTGTTCAGGTTTATTAATAAATGTTTCAGTAACATGTTCACTTGTGGTTTCGGTAGATTCTTGAACAGGATTTTCTTGAACAGGATTTTCTTGAACAGGATTTTCTTCAACAGGGTTTTCTTCAACTTTAGTAGCAGCATCAGGTTCATTTTCTTCTTTAGGTGGTTCATCTGCTTTCTCAGAAGTAGGACCTTCTGCTAATGTGCTACTAATTGTTTCTTCTAATTTTTCTATTTGACTCTTAGTAACATCCATAATTTGTTTTTCAACTATAGCTTCAAAAATCTCAAGTCCAGTAATAAAATCACTTTCACAAGTAGTGTAACATTTGATAATTAATTTTCTAGCTTCAGCGATAAGCTCATCAAGTTTTGCTTCATTAAGTTCAGGAGTAATAATAATTTGTTTAGTAAGATCTTTATGATTTCTATTCCAAGCAAACATTTTATCAAGAATAGCTAACAATGCATTTTGATTGTTTTGTGCATTTTTTATCATTTTTTGAATATGTTCAGCGTATTTTTTAAATAATTCTTGACCTATAGTTCCTTCATATTGTTGGCGATAAACACTATCAGGTTTACATCCTTCGCTAGAGGCAAAATCTCTCAATTTAATATCTGAAAATTTCTTTACAGTATCAGGTTTTTGTGCATTACCTGTAAATGATTTGTAAAACAATTCAACGTCTTTTTCATATTGTTCTTTCATCTTAGAAGACATAGTTTTAAATTTACCTTCATCATAATCGTATTCATCTTTGTATAATAGTTCTAATTCTGGAATACCAGGTTCATCAGATAATGATTTAATATCTTTACCATCTCTTTTTGTATTCATGTTACAAAAGTTTGGTTCAATAACAATATTTTCATTAGATTTGAAATCTTTACCATTGATAAGAGCATTAATACGTTCAGTGCATATGTTAATACGATTAAGTTTAGGAGTTGCATAACTAGGTATTAATTTTTTATTTTGTAAAGAAACAGTGATTTTTTTTCCGGTAATATTTTCCTTGTATGTGTATGTTGGATTAACAGTAGTTACAATAGCTCCAAAAAGATGTGCTATTTTGACATAAAATTTAGCAATACCGATACATAATCGTTTTTTAGGAACATTAGTTCTAACATCTAATTTTTTAAAATCGTTTTCTTTAATCCATAATAGCTGATCTTCAGCTATCTCATTTACTACCGCTCCTTGTCTAGTTCTTTGAGCAAGATACTTGACTTGTTGATTATTAAGGTATTCACCAATTACATCAGATGTTAATATTACTAAATCATTACAGTATTTTGCATCACGTAAATTCACCATATCTTGAAAATTTTGTTCTAAAATATAATTTGATGCAAGATAGTTAATAACATCAGGTAAATTCTTTTGTGATGGTTTTTCTTTATCGTTTTTAGATTGTGATGTGCCCATATAAATTAATTAAATATAAAATAAAATTGAATTAAAAATATAAAATGTATTATTTAAATTAAGCAATGTCAACACAAAAAACAACTAAAAAGGTTCGGAAAAAGTCTATAGACAAGGCTTCCTTGTGGAATACTTTTGACGAAGAAGTAAAACAAGAAGAGCCAATAGAATGTGTATATAGAAAACATGGTGAAAGAGAAAAATGTGATTTATGTGAATTTAATTTAAAAGTTACAGAAGAAGGTTTCCTTTGTTGTACAAATGATAAATGTGGTATTATTTATAAAGATATAGTAGATCAATCAGCAGAATGGAGATATTATGGAGCAGATGATAATAATAGTAGTGATCCTACTAGATGTGGTATGCCAATTAATCCTCTATTAAAAGAGTCTTCATTTGGATGTAAAGTGATATGTCATGGTAGAACTACATATGAAATGAGAAAAATTAGAAGATATACTGAGTGGCAAAGTATGCCGTATAGGGAAAAATCCCAGTATGATGAATTTCAGAGAATATTTATCATGGCAAATAATTCAGGTATACCTAAAATGATTATTCAAGATGCTCATAGATATCATAAAAATATTTCAGAACAGAAAACATTTAGGGGTCTAAATAGAGATGGTATCATAGCAGCATCCATCTATATTTCATGTAGAATTAATAATTATCCAAGGACTGCTAAAGAAATTGCACAAATATTTCAACTAGATAATACTAGTGCAACAAAAGGATGTAAAAACGCTGTACAGATACTAAATACGTTTGAGTCTCAATTGGATGATTCACAGAAGACAAAGTTTTGTAAAACAAAACCAATATCCTTTATTGAAAGGTATTGTAGTAAACTAAATGTAAATAATGAATTAACAAAAGTATGTAAATTTGTGGCTATAAGAATAGATAGAAATAATTTGATTCCTGAAAACACACCACAATCTATAGCAGCAGGTATAATATATTTTATAGCTCAAGTATGTAACTTAGTGATAAGTAAAAAAGATGTCAATCATGTTAGTGGTACTAGTGAAGTAACTATTAACAAGTGTTATAAGAAATTAGATCATATGAGGACGGAATTGATTCCATCTGCTATTTTGAGTAAATACACTTAAAATGTTTGCTCAGCAGCACCACCAGTATCTTTATATAAATATTCAATAAGATAGTTAACTCTATCTTCACTAGCAATTTTATTAATTTCCTGTCCTAATCTAATAAAATCGTTATAAGCACTAGTTTCTGTTTTCAATTGTTTAATAGTATGTTTTTTATTAATTAAATATCTAGGTTCACCACCCATATTAGAACAAAAATGTGCTTTTGCTGGTAAAAAATAATCACCTTTATAAACTAAATTAATCCAATCATCTATACACCAATTAATTATTCTCTCAGGAAAGTAAAAATTAAAGATTTCCATATGTTTGCGATGTACAAATGTTTGTGTCAATATTCTACCATTGTTATTTATAGGACCAGAAACACCAACATTATTATTATTTTTCAATAAAGAAATACAATCATTAACCCATCCTTTTGTTGTAAATTGTATATCATCACCACATTGAAAGAAATAGTCACATTTATCATCGTATGCTATTCTGAAGAGTTTATTCCACATTTTTGAGAGAAAACCTTTATCAATACCATTCATATGATAAAATTGTATGTTTATGTTTTCTTCATTACTCAAATAATGAGTAAAAAATTTTTTACTTTCATCATTATCAAATACTTTATCATTTATGTCTATTCCAACGTAAAAAACGTATTGGTGTCCTTTACAATAAGTATTAATAAAACTAGATAAGGTCAAGTTAAAGAGATAGGTTTCTCTAGGGGACTTCCAATCTCTATTATTGCTGGTAGTAGGTATAAGTATTCCAATTTTCATATAATATAACATAATTAGTAATTTTTAAATATTATATGAAATAGATAATTTAAAATGCGGCTTCCATATTAAAAATGGAACCATCACCAGGTTTTTCTTTATTAGCAAGCGCATATTCACCAACACGCTTTTCAAAAAAGTTAGTTTTTCCTTCAACGGATATAAGTTCCATAAAATCGAATGGATTCTGGGCATGATAGACTTTATCTCCACCTAATTGAACAATAAGACGGTCTGCTACAAACTCAATATACTCAGACATTAAAGTTGAATTCATTCCAATTAATCTACAAGGTAATGCACTAATAATAAACTCTTTTTCAATTTCTACAGCTTCTTTAATCATTTCAGTAAGTTTATTTTTATTCATTTTACGATTTAATTTATTATGTAATAAAACAGCAAACTCAGTATGAAGTGCTTCATCACGAGAAATCAATTCATTAGAAAAACATAAGCCTGGCATCATACCACGTTTTTTAAGCCAATAAATAGAGCAAAATGCACCTGAGAAGAAAATCCCTTCCACACAAGCGAACGCAACAAGACGAGTTGCAAATGAAGATCTTTTATCATTAATCCATTTAATTGCCCAATCAGCTTTCTTTTTAATACAAGGAAAATTATCAAGAGCATTAAATAATTTATCTTTTTCAACTTCTTTCTCAACGTAAGTATCAATAAGAAGTGAATATACCTCACTATGTATATTTTCCATCATAATTTGAAAGCCATAAAAAGCACGTGCTTCACTGAGTTGAACTTCACTCATAAAGCGCATACCCAAATTTTCTAATACAATCCCATCACTAGCAGCAAAGAAAGCTAATATCATCTTAACAAAATACTTTTCTTCATCAGACATTTTGTCCCAAGAAGCTTTGTCTTTACTAAGATCAATTTCTTCTGCTCGCCAGAAACAATCTACACTTTTTTTGTACATGTTCCAAATAGATTTATCTTGAATAGGGAACATTACGTAACGATTTTCGTCTTCAGCCAAAAGAGGTTCGGTATTTTTTGAAGTCATCCTAAATAGTATAGACTTAGATTTTTATATTTCTTTTAATATATATTATTATCTAGAGATTGTAAGTATTTATATTATCAATAAATAAACGCACTTTATTTAGATAATGTAGTAAATAGGTAATTTTTACTAAATTTTATTAATATATACTTTATATAAAATGGCTGAATATGCGAAAAGAGATCAAAAGATAGATCACTTACGGTGTGAATTAAATCATAGAAAAGAACTTTTAGCGGGGAAATTAGGGAAATTATCAGAAGCCTCTAAAGTAAATAGTATGTTGGAAGGAGTTGTTAAAGATTATAAAAATCATACTCACCATGTTGTAGAGGAAAAAAATAGACAAGATAAAGCATTAAGAGATATTCTAGAGCATTTAAATAAAGTAATGGAAGAAGAAGGATTAACAGATAAGGGTTTGGAACATGTTAGACAACAACAAAAAGAAATTTTAGATGAATTGGATACTGTTAAAAGTAATTTAGACAATATTCTCTCAAAGAAAAATTCAGAAGAAGATCTTTAGTGATTTTGCGTTTATAAAAAATCTCATTATATTTATATAATGAGTACAGTTGATCAAATTAATTCACAAGTTCAAACATTAAAAACTCGTCTTCAAGCAGAGACAGAGTTTAATAATAACTTAAAACAAAAATTAAACGTTATTTTTGGATCATTGGGATCTATTAGTAAAAGCTTAGAAAAAGTAGGTAACACAAATAGTGAATTGTCTATGATGAAAACTAAACTTGAAGCTGCTAATAAAAGAATTCAGTCAGCTGAAATGTCAGATGCTGAATCACAAAAAGCAGTACAGAAATTAGGAGAGGTAGTAGGTCAATTAAACTCAATTGACTTAAATACTCATGTATCTCCAGATGGTATTATTGCTAATGCACAAAAAACTATTAGTCAAATTCAAGGTCAATTATCTAAATTGACTAACGAATCTGCTACAGTAGCATCAGCACCAAACGCTAATCCACAAGGTATGATGAGAGGTGGACGTAGACATAAGCGTAGAGGAGGATATTCTTATCGCAAGAAGTCCAAGTCCCCTAGAAAGACTAGAAAAGCTAAAAAAAGTAAATCTAGATCTAAAACTCGCTCTAAATCTCGTTCAAGAACTCGCTCAAGAACTCGCTAATTTTAAAAATTAATAATTTCTCTAATATTTGGTAAATTATTAAGACCTTTTGGCCATTTACCGTGTATTTGTCTATAGTTTAGACTATGTATATTACATCTCTTCTTTATTTTTTGTTTACGTTCTTGAAATAGTTTTTTCCAACGTCTCTGAATAAGTCGTATCCAAAATGTTTTTATATATGCAACTGCTTCATGACCAGGAAGATAATCCATATGAATAATGTCAATTTTAGGTTGATAGGGTCTAGAAACAATATCTGTATAGTTTCTAAGTAGTGGATGATATCTAGATAGATCTTGGGGCATTACAGATAAGTAGGCTTGAATGTTCTGTCTATAGTTTTCAACCCAATCTAAATCATCCTGAAAGAATTCATTTAATGAAACTGTCTCATGAACTAACCAATGATTATTTATATCAGATCCAGCTGATGATCCATGTATATCATCGCACCATAAAATACATAAACCTAAACAACGTTTAGGATGTTCTTGATTGTCTGCGTCACTATCAGAAGAATAATCATCACTTGATTCAGATAAATCATAATTTAACTCTGGTACATTAGTAATGTCTTGTAATACCATATTATTATTTACTAATAAAATATAAATATTATTTTCAATTTTTTCTCACATTTAAATATATACAATGGTGAAATTCAATCAAGTTATAAACAAAGCATTAACTAACAAATATGTCTTATATGTAGTGACATTTTTGGCAGTTACAAACATCTTAGGATATTTGGCAGTTCAGAATACTACATCAGTAATATTCTTTATATTACTAGCCTTTTTAACTCAGTACTTTAGTAAGAATATGACAGTAATTTTATTAACTGCTATGGTAGGAACTAGTTTACTCTTTGTAACACACAACTATGGTGGCGTAAGAGAAGGAATGACAGCAAAAGAAAAAGCAGATAAAGACGCTGAAGAAAACCAAAAACGTCAAAAGACACTTGAAATGTCAGAACAAGAAGAGAAAGCTGATAGTGGAGAGAATGATGAGGTAGAAGGATTTTCTGAATCACAGCGTATTGATCGTAGAAAAACCAATAAACAAGCTTTTGAATCAATTCAATCACAATTAGGTCCAGAAGGTGTTCAGGGTCTTCAAGCAGATACTAAAGCTTTAATGAGTCAACAAAAAGAGCTTATGGAAACAATGAAAAGTCTTGAACCAATGATGGATACAGCAAAAGGCATGTTGAAATCATTAGATATGGGTACATTAAATAAAATGACCGATTTAGTTGGTGGTTTAGGATTTGGTAAAAAATAAATGATTAAATTTAATAATATTATAATTAATCATTCTTTTTTATAATATGATTATATATCAATGCCAAGAAAGTGTCCTCCAGGTGTGTTCTGTATAGAAAATGCAACTATGTTTTTTATAGTTGTTAT